TACTATTAGATATAATTAAACTAGTATCTTTTGAAGATCTACCTGCAGTATTTAAAAGATATATTATTGCTAAAGCTTCCTCAAAAGCAGCAACACAATTAGTAGTTAATCCTCAATTAGTACAACTATTACAACAACAAGAAGCTTTCGCTAGAGCTACACTGATGGAGTATGAATGTAATCAAGGTAATCATTCTATGATGGGATACCCTGAAGATACAGTCTATACTACTTATGAACCTTGGAGGGGGTTAAGGCGCTAATGGCAAGTATTACACAGACCGTACCTACATATGAAGGTGGTATATCACAACAAGTAGAAACAAGAATATTACCAGGTCAGGTGAAAAATATCGTTAATGCTATACCTGATGTTGTATATGGTTTATATAAAAGACCTGGATCAGAAAGAGCTGGTGTAACCAAATTACCTAATGTACAATCAGGAGGATCTTGGTTTCATTATTATAGAGATGAGGATGAAGGATCTTATATAGGTCAAGTCGCAACTGATGGTGCTATTAGAATGTGGAAAGCTTCTGGTGATAACCCAGGCGCCGAGCAAACAGTAACCTATGGTACAGGTGGTGCTACTGCTATTAAGTCTTACCTAACAGCTAGTGCTTCTGGTTCTGAAGATATACAATCATTAACTTTAAATGATACTACATTCTTAGTTAATAGAAGTAAGACCGTAAGTACTACTGGTACTACTCCTGCTAGACCTGATACACATTTTGCATTTATAGAATTATTAAGAACAGAAAATGGTAGGCAGTATAGTTTAAATGTTTATAACACTGAATCTACTACTAATATCAATGTTGCAACTAGAATTAAAATAGAAAGTGATACATTAGATGAAGGTAATGGTAGTGGGTTATGTCCAGGTATAGGTACACAGATATTCTCCTGCAGTACAGCTGTAGAACATACTATACCTACTAGTGGTATTAATACAGGTACAGATGTTATAACCAAAACAGATCATGGCTGGTCTAATGGTCAGAAAATAAGGTACTGGAATATGGGAGGTACCACGGCTGCAGGATTAACAGATGGTGAAGAATATTATGTAATAGATGCAGCAACTGATACCTTTAAAGTATCTGCTACTTCAGGTGGATCAGCAGTAAATATTACAGGTACTGGTAATAATGATCAAATATTTACCGAACTTGCTGGTACTGTTAAAAGTATTACTAACGCAGCTGGTACTAGATATACTGGAGTAGGTACAAAAAGTAATATAATATTTAAAATTACCTCACTTGGACAACAAGGTAAGTCTGGATCAGGTACTGGTGCAAATGATTACGCATGTTCTTATAATAGACAGTTAACATTATTACATGGTGGAGAAGGTTTTATTGTAGGTGATAAAATAACTGTAACTTTAGATCAAGCTAAGACCAGTTATGATTATACTATCGAAATAGAAGAGATAGAAACAGCAGCTATTAAAGCTGATATAAAAGCTGTAAGACCTACACCCACACCTTTTGATGCAGACACAGCTATTACAGCTGATGCTATATTAGGTGGGATAATAACCGAATTAGATGGTACTGGTATTACAGCAAAAATTATAGGTAATGGTGTATATTTAACAAAAAGCTCTGCTTTTCAAGTTGAAGTTGTAGATCAAGACTTGATGAGAAGTATGGCTGGAGATGTTAATGATGTAACTAAATTACCTAACCAGTGTTTAGATGGTTATATAGTACAAGTATCTAACACTAGAATGTCAGATGAAGATGATTACTATGTAAAATTTGAAGGTGCTAATGGTAAGGATGGTACAGGAAAGTGGGTTGAATGTGCAGCACCAGGTATAGTTAAATCCTTTGATCCTGCTACTATGCCTCATGTAATACAAAGAACAAGTATTGCTAATTATGGTACATCTACTGAGTTAGCTACATTCACTGTTAAACAGTTTGAATGGGCTGATCGTGAGGTAGGAGATGATGTAACTAATCAAGCACCATCATTTGTTGGTACAAAGAATACAGCTGATCCTCCTGTTTACGCACAAGATGTTACTATAAATAAAGTATTATTCTTTAGAAATAGAGTAGCTTTTCTAACTGGTTCTCATGTCATCTTATCACAACCTAATACAGCAGCTAAACCTAATTTCTGGAGTGCTAGTGCTTTAGCAATAAGTGCTATAGATCCTATAGATATAGAATGTAGTTCCAATTACCCCTCTGATTTATTTGATGGTATAGAAGTTACTACAGGTTTATTATGTTTTAGTAGTAATCAACAATTTTTACTATCTTCTGATGATACTGTTCTTAATCCAGATACTGCTAAACTTAGAAGTGTATCTGCCTTCAATTATAATACAGTTATACCTCCGATTTCTTTAGGACCGAGTATAGCTTGGATAGATAATAGTGGTAAATATAGTAGGTTCATGGAAAGTGCTAATATACTTAGAGAGGGAGAACCAACAGTAGTAGATACAAGTAAAGTTGTACCTAGTTTACTACCTAAAGATATAGATTTATTTACTAATTCTAGAGAGAATAATGTAGTTTTCTTTGGTAAGACAGGATCTAATGACGTTATCGGATTTAGATATTGGAATACTTCTGAAGGTAGATCTCAAGCTGCATGGTTTAAATGGCAATTTAAAAATAATGCTAAATATCATTTCTGTATAGATGATGCATATTACTATTTAGATAGTGATAACTTCCTTCAAAAAGTAAATCTAATACAAGCAACAGAAGATCCTAGTATAGATCAAGATAGTATAAATTACTTATTACATTTAGATAATCATACAACAATTTCAGGAGGTGTATATAGTGCTACTACGCAGAAGACTACCTTTACTCATGGTAGTGGTGGCTGTGTATTTAATTGGCAAGCTGACGTAAGTGCTGGTACTGGTTCAAAATTAGTACTAGTTGATTCTAATACAGCTGCAACTAGAATAGGTAGATATGCAGAATGTACTGTTACAAGTGCAGGTGCTACATTTACTGTACCAGGTGATTGGTCTAGTGCAACTTTACATATAGGTTATCTTTATGATTATCAAGTAGAGTTCCCTAGAATCTATATGCAGAAAATGGAAGGTAGATCTGCAATAACTGATATTAATTCTTCACTAGTTTTACATAGAATAAAGTTAAACTTTGGTAAGGTAGGATTATATCAAACTACATTATCTAGAGTAGGTAAAACAGATTATACTCATACATATGAATCTACAACATTAGATGAATATGATGCATCAGATGCTCCTTATTTAGAAGAGAAAGTACAAACAGTACCTATATATGAAAAGAATAGTAATGTAGATATTACTTTAAAATCTGCTCACCCTGCACCAGCTACATTACATTCAATGAGTTGGGAAGGTGATTTCACACCCAAAAACTACCGTCGTGTCTAAATACATTCACCCAATTACAGTTAGGGCTGCCATTGAGGTAGCCACTAACTTACGTCCTGAAGACCTCAGAGAGGTTGTTGAAGGTCATGGGGTAGATCCATTAAAACATTTAGTTAACAAAGCTCTGGAAGGCTCCTGTGTGTATTTCACAGTGCCTAACGGTAAGACTGCCGGAATGGCTGGAGTCGAAGATAATGTTATCTGGATGTTAACAACACCAGCTATACATGAATTTCCAATTACATTCGCTAGAGAAGCTAAACGATTTGTAGAAGGTCGAAACGAATCGTTACTCTGGAATATTGTGGATGCACGTAATCTGGTACATTTAAAATTATTAAAATTCTTGGGCTTTAAATTTTTGAGAAAAATTTCTCATGGTCCAAATCAATTGTCCTTTATCGAGTTTGCCAAGTGTGTTTAGGTCCAGATCCCAATGCTAGAATAAAAGCTCAAGCAGAAGAACGGGATAGACAACGTAGATTTGAGTTTGCAGGAAAGAATCTTGCTTACACAAATAAATCAAGAATAGTCGCAGCTGCACAAAAAGATGTTGCAGGTCTAATTAAATCAAGAAATTTATCTGATTTAAAAGTAGGGTTAGAA